GAGAGTTGGACAATAAGATTCTGGGCTACTCTATTCGGCTTATACCGAGTCTTAGAGTTTCCTGGAAAATTAAAGATCAACACGATCACTGATGGAACACGGATGGACCCGACCTTAGGGTACGAATTTAGTCAATTCGTACTCACTCACCTGGTCAAAGTGCTGAAGACTAAGTTCCAAAAAGAAGGAACAGTAACTGATGCACTTTGGTCAGAGGAGGGGGAGGGTCCGTTGGAGTATATGAAGTCACTCCGAGCCAACCCATTCGTGATCTCAAAGTCTGGACCTTCGGTGCAAGGGGCCAATGTGCCCGTAGGGGCACAGAGTACCTCACCTGCATCGGTACTAAGTTCAGCATTCACGTGGCTACACAGTCCCTTATATCCGATTCTTCAGAATTGGTGTAAGATGACTGGTAACATATGGGTGCTGAACCGTATAGAATCCTGGGCCAAGGAGTTGTGGGTGTGGGAGGATTCCCTTCCGCTCTCATCAAATGGACCGAAATGTCCTTTTGAAGCAACTAATTGGCTTGGGAAACTTGGGTTCAAACCTGAGCCGGCTGGGAAGATCAGAGTATTCGCTATGGTCGACCCATGGACACAATGGATAATGAACGCACTCCATAAGGGTGTGTTCGGACTCCTGGAGCAAATTCCACAAGATGGAACTTTCGATCAGGAGCAGCCGATTTATCGTTTGAGGAAATGGCAAGAGGCGAACCGTCAAGCTGACGGTCGTCTCCCACCAGTGTACTCATTTGATTTATCAGCTGCAACTGACCGAATTCCGTTGGTCTTGCAAAAGATCCTCTTAAGCCCATTCCTAACGGCATGGGGGGCGGAGTTGTGGGGCTGCCTCATGGTTGGTCGTAAGTATCATACACCGAAACGGGTCTCTTTCGGCAAGAACCAGCCTAAACAGCTGGTTTCCGAATTAGGCTACGTCGAGTATGCTACTGGACAACCCATGGGTGCTCTGTCGTCCTGGGCGATGTTAGCGTTTATCCATCATGCATTCGTTCAGTGGGCTGCTCTTAGAGCAGGCGTGATAACTATTGGTAAAGGTTGGTACGAGGGCTACGCCATCTTGGGAGATGACGTAGTGATAGCTCGTAGCTGTGTAGCCAAGGAGTACCAGGAATTGATGAAACGGGCTGATGTCGCTATCGGGGCTCATAAGAGCCTCGAGTCGCGTAACGGTTCTACCTTTGAATTTGCAAAACGAACTTTCCTTCACGGAGAGAACGTTAGCATGATACCCTTTGCTGAGTTCGTAGTTGGCCGGCAATCTCTCGCCGGTCTCCTTGAACTCATCAGAAAGTATTCCTTAACCCTTGGACAGACCCTGTCTGTCTTAGGCTACGGATACAAAGCTAAAGCCAACGCATCAAAACGTTTATTTTCAATCCCTAAAAGGCTCCGTAACTACATAGTTACGTTCTACGGTCCCGCGGGGCCGGCCTATGCTGGACTTAAGGGGTGGCTGACTATGAAGTCGGCCACTTCCCTATATGGAACAGCGATGGACCGGGTTCAAGGTCTCGTTGCACGGTTCTTCGAGAGTGAGCGAAAGCTTGCTCTTGAAACCCTTGAGAAATGGCTTCCTCTGATTGAGGTTGCCAAGACGCTTGGGACAGTGTATCGAGATCGAGAACATTATGGAACGGTATCTAGGGGGCCTGATCGTAGTCCGTCACATCCAGGTATAGAGTTGTCTACTCCGAAAGAAGTAGTTGACTCTCTGAACGAGACGGTCTACAGGACGGCCTTCCTAGATACGGTCATAACCTTTCGGGACCTCCGTACTAAACTAGAGGAACTTCAAATCCCATCTCTTGACTGGGATGGATTAGAAGCTCTTTGGTCTGAAATTCGAGCGATCGAAACGGACCTTGGAGCGCTACCAGTGCCTAAGAATATACAAACTCGATCGGGAGATAGCGTAAGCCGTCTCTCTTCTGAGTCGAAAATTCTAAAGCGTTGGTATCGCCACTCTAGCACCTTTAGGGCTACTGTTAACCCATCTAAGCCAGCGGGGAAGGAGGATAACTAGAGATTCATCATCTCGATGTTATGATTGGTATCTTGAGATCGGCCCAGAAAGGGGAGATCACAATAGGAGTTGAAATAGACCACCTAGTGATTTCTCACTGAAGTAGGATAACCAACTCGC